GTCAGCAAGTCACACTGTGGGGGTTCACTTCACCGGCGGGAGCATATGCAAACGGCAGACCCGTTACTGTTATTGACAACAACCCGGCTTTGAAGTCGTTTCGGTTCTATCTCACGGGTCCGAGCGTCACGCAAGCTGCGACATCGGATACGGGTTCAACCGCTGCGTGCCCGTTCCAGCACTATCGTGCCGTACGAATTGAAATTGACCCGAGTGCTTCCGACACGATTTGGGTCGGTGATTTGAACTTGTCGTCTACGCAGTATATGGCGGCACTCTCTGCGGCTGGGCAAACATCCATTGAGATAGCGAGCGAGAACATCCCAGCGGACAGAATTTTCGTGTTGGCGAGCGGCGACCACGCTGATGACATTGTTCATTGCACGTTGATCTACTAAAGAGGCTCACCGTGGCAAGCGAAAAAGGAAACAGCAACAGTCAATTTATTCTGGAGGCCATCTATCAGGCGGTCTTCACAGCGATTGCGGGGCTTGCTCAAAACGCGGCGTCTCCGCTGACAAATCTATACGTCAGTCTCCATACAGCAGACCCAACGGCGGCGGGCAATCAGGCATCTAACGAAGCAGCCTACGGGTCCTATGCTCGTGTCGCAGTTGCTCGGTCAACAGCAGGCTGGTCTATCACCAGTGAAACTATTTCCAACGTCGCAGCGATTACGTTTCCGACTTCATCCAGCGGCACCGAAACCGAGACATACGTCGGAGTCGGCACGGCGGCAACAGGGAACGGCGTTCTCCTGTGGGCTGGTGAGTTGACGGCTCCTCTCGCAGTTGGTAGTGCAGGTATCACCCCGTTGTTTGCAATAGGTGAACTGGAAATCACCGAAGGGTAAGGTGATTCCATGAGTATCTTCGGTTCCCCAGTATTCACCGCAGCCGGGGCAGCACCTTCATCAAGCAAAACCTCCACTGCTATTATAAATACAACCACGGGCGATTTGATCGTTGCGATAGCTCAAATCAATGGCACAGGTGTAACGGCGGCGGCTTTTTCGGATGACATTGGCGGCAACAATTACACAGTCCAAACGTTGCAAGGTACTTTTGGTTGGACGACAGTCGTGGCGTATTGCATTAGCACTGGCACCAACGCTGCGAATCACGTTACCGTGCTTTGGACTGCTACTGGGACTCCGGGTTTCAACACGCTCGGCGTTTGGGATATCCCAATTTCTGGCGGCACTCCTGTTTTTGATGTGAATCCTTTTGGTGCGAGCCGCAGCAGTTCTAGCACCCCCACCACAGCATCATTTAACACTGTCGGTACGGATGAAATCGTTCTGACCATGACGGCAAACGATTTTACAGGCATAACGTATACCGCACAGGACGGCAGTCACACACTGGATGCTTCAAACGCCATCAGCGGGGATATGGGTGCTCAACACATTCTTTTCTCATCCGCGCAAACGGGTATTACTGAATTCATGAATCAAAGTGGAAGTACAGACTGGGTAATCGCGTCGGTCGGATTTCAAGCAGTAGTACTTAATCCAATCTCCGCGTCCCTCAGCGGGCATGCAACTATCAGCGCTTTGATTGGAACCTTGAATCCAATTTCTGCATCCATCACCGGGCATGCGACAATCAGCGCCCAACCGACAGCGGGAATGGTTTTCACAACGCTGGCGTCTGATACATTTCACCGAGCGCCTGAAAGTCCGCTTGCATCGCCGCCATGGCAACTGGACACGGTTGGCGACAACGGCTTACAGATCGTGAGTGATGCCTGCGAACCTCAAGTGATATTGCCGACGAACGGGAGCGGGGAATTTTATACCGGCATCACATGGCCGACCGATTGTTGGGCTGAAATCACCATCGTTAACTTCGCTGACCCAAGTTCAGATTTTGACCTGCTTGTTCGGGACACGGCGTTAGACCGAAGCACGCCGACAGGCTATGATCTTGCCGTCAACTTAAATGGCAACGGTCCAGCCCCATGTACTGGCATCGTGGCGTTCTATAACGACACCGAAGAGGGAGAAATTTGGACGAGTTCCCTAACTGTCACCAACGGGGACATTTTCAAAGTAGCGGTTGTCGGATCAGGTTGGTATGTGTGGCAGAACGGCGTCCTGTTGCAGTCAGGCATTGATAGTTCGGTCACCACCCGTGGACTTACGGGATTGATATTGGAAGCCGACCCCACTATATCAAACTCAACAGTGAAGAACTTCAGTGGTGGTGCGGTCGGGGATTCAATTTCAGGAAACGTCGGAACGGCAGGTGTGACGGTATCCTACACTGGCACGTCCTCAGGTAGTGTGACCTCGGCGGCGGATGGCGGGTACACAATCAGCGGGCTTGCGGATGGCACGTATACGGTTACGCCGACGCTCTTACGCTACACGTTCTCGCCAACCGATGCAACTGAAACACTAGGCGGCGGGAATCCGAACGCCGTCACAAGCGTGAATTTCACTTCAACCTTCATTGTGAGTGGTGGAAATCCATCCGTCCTCGGGACGATTTGGTTCGGGGGACGAGAGATTTCAGGTTCCACCAACATTATGGGAACCGGTCAAAGGACAGGCACAAGCCGATAAGGTAGGAGCAGCTACCATGATAGACATCTACGTAGACCCCATCGCACTTGCACAATACCGAGCAGATTTTGACGCTAACATTCTGCCCCCCGAGCGTCGGAAATGGTACGATAGCGCCCCGGAAGAGAAACTGGATAAGTGGTTCCGAGGACGATTCAAATGCATGAAGAGCCATCTCTACCTGAGTGATTGGGTTGAGCACCCGGAGACAGGTAAACTTGTGCCGATATCTGCGGACTGGGATTTCCAGTCAAACCCCCACAGCATTCTATTTAGCCGCTTTGTTCAGAAGCGTCCCGGGGAGGGTTTTGTTCTCTCCGACTTGGAATCCCTCACCAAGAAGATGATGATTCTGTGGCCTCGCGGTACTTTCAAGTCTTCCGCTGTTGTTGTTGATATCGTTCAGACCATCTTGAACTATCCGAACGTTCGCATATGCTTCCTCACCGGCGGCGAAGAACTCGGTATGCGGCGGTTGAAACAAATAAAGCGGATATTTGAAAATCCCACCGAGACCTTTGCGTATCTCTTTCCTGAGTTCTGTTTTGTGGGGCGATTGGATCAAAAGTCAAACAACTGGGGAGACGTGAATGCCAAGATGGGCAATCAGCACGAGTTTACAGTGCCCTGCCGCACGAATGAAACTTTTCCCGAGCCTACGTTTTCTATCAGCACGGCGAAGTGCGTCAAAGCCGGGGCTCACTTTGACATCATCTACATTGATGACCTCGTGAACGAGACGAACTACAAAAGCATTCCGGCTCTGGAGAAATGCTATCAAGATTACATAGATATCTGCCCGATGCTTGAACCCACAGGCTACATCGTGATGACTGGAACTCGGTATTCGTGGGGGGATACCTACGAGCGTATTCAAGAGAACGCCCGAGAAGAGGAGAAACAGTTAGGACACACTGTATGGGCATTCTCTATTCAAGATTGCTGGAGTTATGCGTGCGCGAACTGCAATCATCCACAGGTCTATCACGACACGGCGACGAATATTCTTCATCCGCTGTGCATGGGTCTTGCGTGCAAATGCCCCGGGTTTGTTGCGACCGGGGATCGAGGTCTTCTGTTTCCTGAGACCCGAGCGCATGACGGTCGGGCAATTGGTCATACTTTGGGCGGGTTGGAAAGTTTCAAGATTCAATACGGTGAGGAGTTCTTTGCGAATCAGTACGAGAATCGCCCTATCGCCGCTCAGACGCAGGTATTCACGGATGCACTCATCGGAGCCCAAACGCTGTTTGACATAAACGCGATCCCGGGGTATAGCCAGTCATACACATTCGTCGTCGGCGACTTGGCGTACGTTGGACAGGAAGACCGGGACTTTTCTGTGATATTCGTGTGTCGGTTATTTCAGGGGCAGATTTTCATCTACGACTGTCTCTTTGGAAACTGGGACTCCGGGGAGGTAGCGAAGATCACGGTTGATGTTTTACTCACACACAGACCCCGAGATGTGTTCTATGAGCAGTTCAATGGCTGGGACGCATACCAAAGGCTTATTGAATCCGAAGCGAAAAAGCGCCACATTGAGAACTTGCCTGTCCAGTGGTTGAAGTGTTCACGTACGGCGGACGCTAAAAAAATCCGTATCGGCACCGTCAAAGGCTTTCTGGCGGGAGCAAATCCCAACGAGCACGGGCGGCTGTGGTTTTACAGGAATATGGGCGGCAAGGACTACGCAGCGGCGTACGATAACCTTGTCAAACAGCTAGTGCGCTGGCCGAAGTTGGGGCGTCATGACGATTTTGCAGACTGCGCGGGGCAAGTAGTTCAGGCTCCGACTGGATTTCAGTTACAGGAGCCTCCACCTGTTCCGACCGTGATGAATTGGCTTCGCAAACTGAACGCCGCCCAGACTGTAGAAGAGCCCGATAGCCGCCCGGCAGGCAGTTACGGGAGCGACGAGGACGACAGGTGGAAATAAAGGTCGCAGAATGAGGAGAAAACGACTTTTTGCGCCTTATGTGAGGGGGTATTTCCCCCTACTGCCCAAGGAATCGTAGACTTATGTCAGAAAACGACATCAAAGCGGTCACTCACTTCGCCGACCTCGGTCAGATTAAAATTCTGGACCTTCCCGGTGCTATTCCGTATGGTGAAACTGCCCTCCCAATAATGCCTACGGAGGTTGCTTTCATTGACCAACGTCGTTCTGATGTGTCAATGTTGAAGGAAGCAAACCTCAACCGTGAAGAATCCGAGAGTTTTATTGCCACGAGAGGCTTAATTGGGCGCTGGAACATGGCAGAAATCATGCTTCAGGCGTGGGTTAGCCCGATGAAGTGGAAAGGAAGCGAACAATTTCGGTCTCACCTCGGAATTCCGCTCGTCGCTGAGCAATTTTACAGCATTCACAGCGTTGTGAATCAGACTTTGTTCGGCGGATATCAAGTTTTCAAGGTTGATGCGACTTCCGGCACGCCGATGCCGTGCGCCGAGGCTCAACAAGCCCTCCTAAACGCCGAATTGAAGACGTGCGGCTTCAAAGGTGTGTCCGCTAAGACCGAAATGCGTGAAATCACGTACGACGGGCTGTTCTACGGTCTCGGTGTTGCTCACTACGGCTGGAAAACTACCAAACAGAACATCATTAAGAAGGTTCAACGGTTCCATGACAAGTCCATGGTGGTGAACGGCGCTCTTGTAGTTGTTCCGCAGCCCACGGACGAGGATGATATTGAGGAAAAGACAATCGGGACGTGCGAAATTAACATGCCGATACTGGAACACGTGCCTGTTCGGCGTGCTCGGTACGCTCCTGACCTTCGCCGGGGTGACCCACGTGTTGCGGACTGGTTTGGACGCATCATTTACCTGACTGGATACCAACTTGATGAACTTCGTAACACCCAAGGTTGGAATATTCCGAGTCGGGAGCAACTTGTGGCGCTGACGACACCGCAAATGCAGGACCAGTCACCGACAAACCCATTAGAAACGCTCGGGTCAAACACCGGAAACCCAGTTTTTCAGCAAACGACTACGCCGCAGAAGGCGTATCCCGAAAATTACACCGAGCGTACCGCTCACGACCCGTTGGCGAGGAAATTTGAATGCTTTGATTATTGGACAGGCTCGCGTCACGCGGTTATTTTGCAAAAAGAGTACGTTCTGCTCAACGAAACGCATAAATTCGGTCGTCCGCCATTTTTGGGCTTCTGTTTCCGCAATGCACCCGACTCCCTGCACGGATACGGCGTTGCATACTGGTTGACCGACTTTCAACGGGTCTGTCAAGGCGTTGTGAACGCTTATTTGGACGACATGAACTTGAATTTGATGGGAACATACACTTCTCCCGCCGGTGCGAACAATACGGCGCAGGCGCAGTGGATTTTCCCGGGCAAAATCTTCAAATCCGACCGGGAGGGCAAGATTGAACCGATGACTCGCAACGCCGTTGATGCAAACGAGCCTTTGGCGGTTATCGCGCAGATGAAAGCGTGGGCAGCTTCTATTTCTGGTGCAGGACCGGGTATGCTCGGGTCAAATCCGGGCAAATCGGGTGACATGCGGACACCCGGCGGCGTTGAAGCAATCACCGGCGGCGAGAACATCAAGCTGCAAGACCTCGTGGACGTAGTTTCGGAGCAAGTCTTCGTTCCGTTCTTGGAGTTCTGCATTGAGAACAACCAAAAATTGAAGCCGTCACAAATCCGAGCGATGCTTTCACAGGAATTGGGTGAGGCATTCAAGCAAACTCCGTTGGATATTCTCAACGGCACGTACCGAGTTGAAATCTCGGCGGGCACCCGACTTATTGCCCGCGAAGCCGTGAATAAGACCATGGGTATTTTGGAAACGTTCCTTTCTGCCCCCGGAACCAAGGACATGCTGGCTGTGCAGGCTTTGAAGTTGGACGTGAACGGCATGTTCACTGCGATGTTTGATGCGTTTGGCGCACCGTACAAGGAACACATTGTGGTGCCGATGGATGAAGAAGACAAGAAGCGAGCGATGGCTGATACGCAGGCTGCGTTATCACAGGGTAAAGTGGCGATGATGCAGGCTCAAGGTGCCGTCAAGAAGGACATTGATAACAACCAAGCCGAGAATCGCATGCTCATTGAAACTGGTAAACATGCTTTGAATGAGCATGGGAAGACCACGGACCAAGCAAACGATATGGCGTTGCAGAAACAACAGCAGGCTGCGGATAAAGCAATGGCTGCAACACCGGAGGAACAAGGTCTTGATCGTGCAGCGAAGGGAGCCTTCGCCAACATGGATAAGAGTGCATTTTCTGGATGACCCCCGAACTTTTTGACTATTCCTGCCATAAGTGAGGAGAGTCAAATGTTCATCTATGTGATTGTTTGCCGTGAGACTTTGAAGTGTTATGTTGGACAGCACAAGAAGACTGATTTAGGGAAGTACCTTTCACAGAAGTATCACGATGCGAATAGGTACTCAGGGAAACGGTCGCATCTTTACGCAGCGATGCGATTGCATCCCCGCGAGACTTGGAGTATTCATCCCTTGGTTTCGGGGGTTGAATCCCGGCAAGAACTTGACGAGTTGGAAAAGCATTTTATTCGGGTTTTGAAAACGCAACACCCCGATGTCGGGTATAACATCTGTGACGGGGGCGAAGGATTCACAGGACCTCATACTTTAGAAGCAAGAAAAAAGATGGGGCGGGCGAGTCGTGGAAATCAAAACTGTAAGGGACTTAAGAATGCCTTGGGCTGCAAACACAGTTTAGAATCACTGCAAAATGCCCATTTACATTATGCAGATCGAGATTTATGGAAATTGCACCAGAGTGCAGCACAAAAACTAGAAGGAAAACATCTGTTTTGGAAGGGTAAAAAGTTTTCAGACACGCACCGCGAAAATCTACAAAAATCGCACAAAGGAATTCCATGGTCGGCTGCGCGGCGGGCTGCCCAAAAGAAACGGAGCACAAAATGAGCGATACACCGTACGTTCCTACTACCTCTCGGAACATTGAGAGGGCAAATCGTCTACTGGCTCTGCGAGCCCATCCGGGGTTTCTTGAAATCCTTCGTATCTCTCAAGACTTAGTTGATGGGGCAACGGCAATTTGCACGGACTTTCCCGGGTGGGACCCTCAGCAAGTTATGATGTTGAAGTGCCGTGCTCAAGCGGCGAAAGAGCATCACGCTTTGCTCATCTCTGCAATCAATGATGCTATCGCTGTTGGCATCGCTGAGGACAGAGAGAATCTGGAGAAGGCGAGAACGGCGGCAGAAGCTACGCTGGAGAAGACACCTGCTGAAGTCGTTGAAACTGGGGACTACGTTCGGCAGCGAGTTTTAGAGACGTTTGACCAGATGGCGGATAATCGGATTGCGGGTTCGTACGACTCGACCGAGAGTAAAGAGTTGTTGACAACTTATTACGAAAACTGACTAATTGCGCCATAATTGAGAACGACCCATAGGAGCACTACCATGAGCGACCCAGTACCTACAAATCTTGTGATGACCCCAGAGTTGCAGAAGGCTATCGCCGACGCCACAGACCCCGAGGCTTTGAAAGCCCTCGTGCGTGACGAAGTTTTCAAGCAGGCGAATGCTACCCAGACGCTCGCCGCTGAGCAGGCGGCTGCCGAGACTGCAAGGCTCGCCGCTGCTGAGACCGCCCGGAAAGAAGCCGAGGCTGCGGCAACTCGTGACGGGTTCTCTCGTATCGAGAATATCGGCGGGCGTGAATATGAATTCACTGCCGATACTCAAGAAGAACTCGACCAAGTGATTCTCAATGCGTATCGGGTTGCGTTCAACATCCAAGCTGACGCACACGTGGAGGAACAGATTGTTGACCCCGTGGCTCAGCAAGCTGCTGCTGATGCGGCGGCTGCGGCTGAGATAGTTGCGAAGGCGGACCTTGATCGGCGATTCAAAGCGGGTGAAATCTCCGCTGCGGATTACATTGAACAATCGGGTGCATTGCGAGATTACCTTGATAAACAGGGCATTCCGCTTGATGCGTTGCGTGCTTCGGTTGAACAGAGCCAAGGCACCGCGTATGAACAATCATGGGCACAAGCCACAGAAACATTTTTACGCAGTCCTGCGGGCGCAACGTGGCCCGGTGATGATCGGAACCGAGAGTTGATGGGCATGAAGATTATTGAACTCGGTCTCGTGGATGCGCCGGACAAAGCTACGGCACTTGCTCAAGCGTTCGGTGAGTTGAGACGCACGAACATGCTTTTCCAGCCAGTGGCGGAAGACCCAGCGGCGGCAGAGGCTGCACGTGTTGCGGCGGCTGCTGCGGCTGCCGAGACCGCACGGCTTGCGGCTGCCGAGACTGCAAGAATCGCTGTGGGCGGTGCGGCACCGGTTATAGCGGCTGCCACTGCTTCAACTTCAAAACTTCCGGCAACGTCATCTTCACTGTTTGGTGTAGGGGGAGCGGCTGCATCCGGCGGGGCTCCGGCTGTGACAGGTGCGGGAGCGACTGAACGGGCTGTTGCCCCTCAATTTGTCATTGACCCGAAGGCTACTCCAGCGGAGATTTTGGACGCATGGAAGGCATACACAATCGCTCAAGGGCGAAACCCTGATGACGCCTTCAAAGAACATTACGCTTCGAAGCGAATATAAGAACTCCCTCGGAATCATGGAAAACTGACTAACCTCGCCATAATTGAGAGAGGTACAATACCATGATTCTGCCCCCGGGCGTTCAAAGCACCACCCTTGCTGCCTTCCCGCAGATTGCGTATGACCGCACTGCGATTTTGGAATGGCAGTTCAATACTCCATTTCTTGAGGAATTGTGCGACTTCCGGCCTCTGCCTCGCCGGTCTGGTCGGACGCTCCAGTTCTACGGCCAACAGCCGTTCGCTGCTGCGACCTACGACCTGTCCGAAGGTATCCCGGGTCCCAGCCTCCAGTTGACCCAAGTCTTCAGCGATGCGTTCGCTGATGAATACGGCGACTGGATTGGCATTTCAAACGTCGCTCAACAGATGTTCCTTGCGGACATCACGATGGATGCCAGCCGCAACCTTTCGTATCGGGGCGCTCTCACGAGCAACCTGATTGCGATTAACGGTTTCGAAGCAGCCGTCGTGGCGCAGTCGTCCGCAGCCATTGACTTGCTCGACAACGAGTTCATGCTGTCCAACACAGTCCGTAAGTGCGAGTCCCAGTTGATGGGCAACGCGGTTCCGGGTCGTGATGGCGGGCTCTACACGAGCGCGATGCACCCGTACGTTGTTTACGATTTCATGTCGGACAACTCTGCCGGGTCCGCCGTTGACGTGCTGAAGCGTTCCGAAGCCGGGGCGTCTGTCCTGAAGTCGGACATGACTCGCGGCTACACGGTGCTGGAGTGGAGCGGAGTTCGCATTATCCGCACGCAGACGGTGCCGACGTACGCCAATTACCCCTCAACGGGTAAGACTGGATACGCAACGTATGTCGTTGGCCGTGAAGCAATGATGGCCTCCGAGTTGCTGGGCAACCGAGTTCCTCGGAACCCCAGCTTCAAGGTGAACGTCAAGACCTTCGGCGACAATGACATTGACCTGAGCAACCCGATGTTGCAGACACGAGCAATCGTGAGCTACGACTGGTTCCTCGGCGTGGTTGCGCGCCCGAATACCAATGGTACACCGGGTTTCAGAAGGGTCAGGTGTGAGGTGTCGGCAGTGTAATTTAGTATTGACTTCTGCTTTTAAGATGCGAAGTTTCAGCGGTTTAAGAGACCCTGAAGTTTCGCTTGACTTTCGGTTGGGGGTTGCGATATAATGGTTTCGGGAGTAACCCCGATGCCATACAAAGACCCAAACTGCGCAGCGGCGAAAGCCAGCGCAACACGAAAGCGGAAAAAGTATTTCGAAACGCACGGCGGGTACTTGGAAGCAACCAAGAACTGGCCGTCGAGACAACCAAGGTCACGGCAGAATCGGTATTACAAGTTTGAACACGGCGTGACGTTGGTTGAGTTCGAAGCGCAGATTGTCAGGCAAGGTGGCAGGTGTCCTATCGGGAACCACCCGTTTGGACCCCGTGGTAAGCAAGGCGATTCGCCCTGCCAAGACCACAACCACGAGAACGGCAAAAATAGAGCCATTCTCTGCCGCAATCACAATGTGGCTCTTGGGTTGTTCAACGACTCAATCGCCGACATGGAAACAGCGATTTTGTACGTGAGGCAGTACCAGAAAGTTTAGAACAGGAGAACCACCGTGGCTAATGCTAACACGATTCGCAGGCAAGTTTCAGGGACGCAACAGTTGACGCTCGCTCCTCTACTGGAGTCCGTCATCACAACGAACGAAACTGCGTTCCAACTGAACAACAACGCATTGACTCTGGCTGGCGGGGGCGTCGTGCCTCTGTCCGTTGGCGTCACGCCGTTGTATCTCGGCACGGGACAGGTCATGCGTATCCGGGCGACTGGAACCCTCGTTGGGCTCACCAGTTCCACGGTGCTCTTCACCCTGTACGTGGCTCCGGCATCCGTTCTTCCCATCGCCGACACACTAGCGGCTGCACAAGCGAAGACCGGTTGGCAGGAAGTCTTCGTGACCGGCGGCGCGGTGAGCATTGGGGCGGTCTCTACGACCTTTACCATTGACGCTCGTTTGCAGTTGTCCGCAACGAAGGTTCTCTCCGGTGAATTCCGAAGCCAGATTTTCAACACCGTGACGGACTGGGCGACGACAACCGACAACCCGGTACTAGCGGGCGGGGAAGCCGACCTGAACTTCGTGTTGACGGCCACCATGGCAGCGTACGCTCTCACAGCTACCTTGGACGAGTTCGCCATTGACTTTGAGTAAAAAGTAAGGGCGTTTCAAAAAAGAATCGGGCGCAAGCCCAAAACAGAGCCCGAGGCTGCGATATGCTTCGGGCTTTTTGTTTTAACGGAGGTTTTATGAAGGTATCCAAGGCAATCCGTAGCATCGCTCTTGCAATGGTAATTCTTTTGACCCCCGCTCTTGCTTGCGCAAACATCAAAGAGCCCAAGGGCTTTGACCATAAGGTCTATGCCAGCACGTTCGCTCTCTACGGCTCCAGCGGCAGCACGCAAGACCGCTTCCTCTGCACTGTGACCGCCTACGAGAAAGTCCAAGATGGCTACCTGCTTATCGGGGCGGGGCACTGTACAGGGGCGAACCCAGATTTGCCTCCCGATCTAACGTTCAAGGTCTCTACCGATCTTGGCACGGACAAAGTTCCTGTGGCACTGCTTAAATCTGCGATGGAAGAACCATTGGATTACGCGGTGTATTTCATGCCCTCAACGGTGAAATATCCCACGATTGCAATGGGGAATGAAAGCCAGGATCGCATCGGTGATAGAACTGTTGATGTAAACTTTAGTCTTGACGCGGCCAAGCAAGTCGCCTCAGGTGTGATTGCCTCAACAGTCATATCGGCGGCAGGGCAGCACGACGACCTGTCTGGGTTCTTTCTTGTGACCCAGATGGACTCTCACGGAGCTAGCGGCTCCTCGGTTGTAAGCGAGAAGACCCGTAAGATTATCGGGCTGGTGATTGCGGGTTGGGACGGGGCGACAATGCCATCCATAGTTGAGCCCATCTCAAAGGTTGAAAAAGAGCTAGGTGATATCCCAGCACTGCTCTACAAAGCGAGACAGGTTCCGATTCCTGTGACGGTTGTGACTCCTATTACTCAAGACCCGAATAACGGCGAAGATTTGATGGTTGCTCAGCGTGGCGGACGCGGAGGTTCTCACGGGAACCCGGGACGCGGTGATGGCGGGCGTGCGGGTAATCCCGGGCGCGGTAATGGCGGTCGGGGTGATGGGCGGATACTCGGCAGAGATGACCATCGTAGAGTTGACCGCAACCGAGACGTGCGCGTACGTGGCGGGCGACAGGAAATCTATTGGCACGGGTTTTGGTTCGGCTACGGGAATGAATGGCCGGTGTGGGTTTTCACCGATGAAATCTACATGGAATTGATTGGGGACGACACATTTATCTTGTGCAACTACGCTGACCCGAATGAATTCGTAATCGTATACGTGGTGGAATGAACCGAGCGTGTTTGAGTCTTGGTGTTTGCTGCGACCCGTGCATTCTAGGCTTGACTTTTGAGGGTTGGCGAGGTACACTATATGGACCAGATGTCGTGTCCCCGCTGCGGCGAAACCTGTGAACGAGACCCGGCGAATCGTACGGAGCGATTTGTTTGTAAAAGATGCGGCTGGGCAAGTTGGTCTACCCGCTGCGATAATTTGTGCGAGTGGCTGGCAAGCGAGCAGAGTGAGAGGTTCGTGAACCCGCAACTGGAATGGAAACGCAATGTTAAATCTTGACCCAAGTCGAACACTGATTGGTTATATCGTACGACATGGTGAAATCACTCAGCCAAATGTTTGGGATGGATGGGGTGATTTCCAGTTATCCAATACAGGTCGAGAGTCCGCCGAGAAAGCCGCGCAATGGTTGTCCTTTGAGAAAATCGGACGAGTTGTTTCCTCTGATATCCCTCGTGCCGCAGAAACCGCACAGTGCATCATGGATACATGCAACGTGGCGTGCCCTTTCGTCACATATGACCCGAACTTGCGCCCGAGGATGGTCGCTGATTACACAGGCAAAGAAAAGACGCCCGAGCGAGTTGAGGAGTTCAAAAAGTACATTGAGAATCCCGATCTCGTGATTCCCGGCGGCGAGAGCGGCACGCAGTTAAATTTGCGAGTGCAAGTCATCTATCAGTATCTCGCAACACCGTACGCTGCACTTCCGACTGTGATGACGATGCACAATTCCGTGATTAAGGCGCTGCTTGGAATCGACGAGGTGGGTGAAATTGTTGATCCGGGTGGTATCGTTGCTGCCTATATGGACGAGAAGGGTAACATCGAGTTTGAAGTAGCAATGGGAGCAGCCGCGCCAACATCTTCGGAGGTAAGCTAATATGGAACCCTATCAAGACCCCGCAGAGTCTATTCTTCGGGGGGAACCAACCATTAACGATGAGCAGCGAGCGAACCTTTTTGATATATTTCACTCAACAAAGGACGAGGGTGAACTGGCTCGGCGGCTCCAGCCATTGGCAGTGCCGGACGACTTTAAGAAGCAGCTGTATGATGCTAAACAAGGTGGGGCAATTACCAAAGGCGAGCCTCTTGACAAGGTGACCGAGGCTATCAATCGCATGAAAACCATTGACCCGCAGGTTTTGGCGATGGCAGAAGCCCATCCGAACGTGCTCAAAGCCCTGACTGGGGCTGCTGGGGCTGCGGAGCCCACAGGCGAGGGCAAAGCTGGGGCGAAGGGTAAGGGGCAGGGCAAGGGTGCGAAGGCTACGCCGTCAATCCAGCCGCCTCGGATAGACGGTTTAGAGAACTATCCGCCGATTCCTGAAGGACATCATCGTGTCCGGGCGTCAGATGGTGGCATTCATGATATCCCGGCTGAGAACATTGACCAAGCCCGAGAGATTGACCCACGGCTTCAGATTATGAATCCGTAATCGGAGACCGCTGTGGCAACTGATACCGCAACGCCGACAATCAGTGCACCGCCTGCTCCTCCAGAAGACCAACTGGGTGCTGGCGGGACTCCCTCTATTCAGACTGCTCCTCCGGCAACTATTCCCGACGAAAATACTTCAACTTTAATTTGGCATCACATCATCAACAAGTCTCAGAAGTCGCCCGCAGCAGAGAAAGAATACAATGACCACGCTGCTGCTACGGAAAAAGAGAACGCCGACAAAGAGGCTCTCTACCGAGATAACCCAGCGGAATTCAAAAAGCAGAACCCATACGAGTACATCTATCGCAAGACATACGACTATGTCAAGGATAGCGTGGAAGCGGAACCGAAGCGAGCGCTCGCTCCGGGGATGGCTAAACAGCCGGTTTCGTTAGGCAAACTCGGCACGACTACTCCAGAGAAAGCGATTGATGACCTCACCACGAATGGATTACAAGACCTCTCGCTTGGTGCGCTTTCTCAGCCGGGCGGAAAACCCACCATGATGGCTCAACCGATACCGCTCATGGGTCGGCTTGGAGAAGTTGAACCCGCCGAGACAGGAGGTGGGTTGGGTCCTGTGAAGCCGGTTGAGGGTCCAGAAACTGGTTTTGAGATGAGCCGTGAGCACGTACGAACGCTCAAAGACCTCGGCTATTCAAACCAAGCGATCACTCATTTCAACGCTGGTGAAGTTCAAGATATCATAGCGAATAAAACTCCAGCCCCACCTGAAGCGGCTCCGGCGGCTGAAACAAAACCTACCGCCGCTGCTGAAAAGAAACCCGCAGGTAAAGAAGCTGTTGCCGCACCTGAAGGCGCTGAAATTTCGCCTCACGTCACTTTCAAAACTGTAGGCGGCAAAGAAGTAGAGGCTCCGCAGGGCATTGAACGCCGGGACTATACGACTCGTCCCTTTCCGAGTGGTCAATTAACTCGTGTTGGGCGAATGGCGGACACGACGTTCAATATCATTCGTCAACATGAAGCCGAGGCACAGGGCGGTACTGTTCAACAGCCGACGATTAAAACCGAAGGTCCTGACTGGGAGCATTTACAGAGTGCATACGTCGGCGGAAAGAAAATCGGCTCGCTCGGATACAAAACCGATGTGGAGGGAAACGCGCGGATTTATGGGGCACAAGTCACGCCAGAGATGCAGAGAAAAGGTATCGCGACGAAGATGTATCTATCTGCATTTGATAAAGCTCGGGCGGATGGCGTGCTGAGTATTTCCAGTGACCCGACGCACGTCTCTCCGGCGGCAACGGGAGTTTGGAGAAACCTGCAAGCCAGCGGGCTACCGATTGAGAACATCACACACCCGAATGGAACGCCCGGGTTCCGATTGAACCTCCAGCCGCCAGAAACACCAGCTACCAAAAACTTGCCGGATTGGCTCAAGAAAGACCCGCTTACTACGAACGAAACGCATGCGACTTCCGTGCCGTTGATTCCCAGTCCCGAGGGGACGGCAGTCGGGCGAGTTGATAAGCCTGACGTTCCTGTGGCGGCTCTTTCGGATTCAATGGCGAAGGTGGGCGGCAAAATGGTTGCACCGCCGACTCCCCCGAAACCAACGGTTAATCCCGAGACGGCTCCTATTGCTGCGGTTCCTATGCCGAAACTAGAGCGGACTCAAATTCAAGGCGGGGCATCAACGCAGCCATATCCGACCTATCATGAAGCTAGCAACGACCAGACAAATCCATGGGTGCGACGTTCTGTGGACCCGGCAAACAGCGCATCGCCGACCAACGAGAATCGCTTGCTCATGGTGCAGTTCGCATCCGATTTAATTAATGGCGGGCTCAAGACTGAAACAAAAGACGAAGCCTCGCAGTATTATGACAAACTCTATTCTGGGTTTCGTCCGGGCTATGCACGCATGCAAGACTTTTGGGAGATTCCACAGTGGCACGGGTTTGTTGCTCGGAACTTTCCCGACGCGGATGTGTATGTCGTCCGTGACATGGAGCAGGCGAAGAAATTTCTGAACGATGCGAAATATGGTAGGGTCACATTCTCTGCGCTGGATGTCAACAAGCACCTAATTCGGGACCTCGCATCAAACTACTCAGGGCATGTAGATGTTGGCGGGTATGTGGCTCCTGAGACGTTTTCGGATTTGCCGAATGTGAAATGGCACGACTCCATGGAGTCGCTCACGAAGGATGCAGGTGTAGAATATAAGGGCGGTGCCGACTATCGTCACTATGCTGGGTCAGACGTGATTCCCCGTCTCACGATGTCAAAGGGCTGCCTGCACAAATGTGCGTTCTGCACAGTTGAGAAGCAACTGGTCATGCCGCCGAAAGAAGACATTGAACAGCAGGCGGACGCTATCGCTCAGTTGGGTTCAAAACTGGTGTACCTGAACGATAAGACATTCGGGCAAGCGAAAAACTATCAGGACTTGGCGGAACTCAATACCCGAATGAAAGAAAAGAACCCGAATTTCCAAGGGTTCGTGGTGCAGACGACCGCAGCGCAAATGGGGAAAATCCCTGCCGATTGGTTGGCGAAATCCGGCATCAAATACGTGGAGCTAGGCATTGAGAGCTATAATGACCCCATCCTGAAGTCAATGCACAAGCCCGCTACGGAGAACATCATTAACAAAGCCGTGGATAAGTTGCGCCAGAACAACATTACCTTGATTCCGAACATCTTGATTGGCTATCCGGGGGAGACGGCAGAAACGTACGCAAACACGCTCAAGTTCTTGCAGGACAACAGAGACATCATCTCTCATGCCAACATCTACAACCTCGCTCTCTATGAGAATACAGAACTCGGGAAGTCCATGACGACCGCTTCCCCGGATGACTTCAATGAGAATGTGCTGGAGAAGTCGTTCCACAAGGACCCCGCCCTGCACCAGCAATTCGCCGGAGACCTGTACGGTGCGGCATCAAAACTGCTTGAAGCCACGCCTACGCCACTGAGACAGCCGACGCCCGAGCCGCAGTTTCATCAGGCGCTTGCTCGTCGGGGCGAAATGCCGGGTCAAACTGTGAATCTGAGTCCCGCCTACGGTGAGACCGGCGGGTATATTGGCGGGCACATCAAAATGCGACTCGGGGGCGCGACCGAAGAGGAAGACAATCAGCGATACGCCGAGGCTTTAGGTGTCACGCATGGACCTTCATGGGATGACGTGTTTCCCGCAGAATTGCTCCCCGAAGGAAACTCTCCGGTAAGTGTAGTTGGACACGAAGATGGACACATCGTTGAAGGCGAACGTGTGGGTTGGCCTATGAAGAATGTTGTCGTGAACAGCGCCTATCACCCGACAACGAGCGGAGGAGCGGCGGCGTCAACAGATTTTGGTCCTGTTTTCCGAGAACTTCCCGGGGTCACGGAAATTGAACCCGGGCGGTTTAAGTTTTCGGCTCAAGCCCTGAAAGAGAATTGGCCGAAAGCTGTGCGGGTATATTTGGGGGGGGTGGTTTCCCAAGAAGTGAATTATGGGATTCCGATTAAGGTCACAGAGGGCGGTGCTGGGGCGGGGGATGCTCAAAACATCGTTCGCTGGGGGAAAGCTATGGGGTTGACCGATGATGAAATCGGTGACCATATGATTAAAACGCTTGCCGAGCTAAGAAAAGACTGGCAAGACCCGGCAATCAATGCTATAGTGAAGAAGATGGCCGCAGAGCGGGAGGACGGTATCCCGAGAACCGTTCTGCAAACTCAAGAACGAGTTGACGATTTATTGAACCAAGTACGAGCAGTGTGGGAGGGACAAAAACATGGCATCACTGAAGGAACTCATGCAGCAGATGGTGGAGTCGTTCCAGCAACTGAGCCCGGCGCAGCAGGAGGAGGTAAGAAAGTCGCTGCGGAGCCAGTTCAAGGCAGACTCTTCGCCCAAAAAGGCGGAGACACCTCAGGACTCTTCGCCAAAGCAATAAAACATTACGGCACGACCGAGGACATTCGCAAGGCAGGATATATCGGGCTTGATGGGACGATGCTGGATTTCTCGGAAGGTCAGGAGGCTCGCACTCTTGACCACGGCGATATTGCATCAATCCCCGGCGTGCAGTCCGCTCACAACTCAAATCCACGTTTTGATTTTGTAATGAAAACAGGTGCTATGCGTGTGATTGATGTTCCGCAGTCTAAATGGCTCGGGGTGATGGTTTCTGCCGAACATCCTCCTACGCATGCCCAATTGGATAGGCTGACGCCCCTTCTAGAAGGTGGTAGAGATGTTGAGGTTGACTTAATTCACCCCGATTGGGCTCTACCGGGGGGCGCAAGCGCCAAAGATGTTCACGACATGGATGGACTACAGCGTGTTGTTCGGGACGCTCAAAAAATGCATGCTGAAGCACAAAGGAGAATAGCAAATGGAAAAGGAACCGAAAACGCGGACAACGGAACAGTTGGGGGAGGATTTGCTGTACACAGTCAAGCAGATGTCGCCCGAGGAGAAAGCGAAGTTTCGGGAGCGGCTGGACAAAAGTCTCCAGAAGTGGCTGCCGAAGTATCAAAAACCCCAGAAGTAAAAACTGCCGAAATCCAGAAACCACCCGAGCCGTGGCACGATCAAGCTGCCAATACTATGGCGAAGGCGGGTGGTTTTACGATTCATCCGACAACGGGCAAGACGCCTACAGAGGGCTATGTCGTGGAAATTGGTCCCGAGCAGCGCAAGCCTGAGGCCGGGGCAGAGTGGCCGAAGCCCGCTGGCGAGCCTGCCGGGACATTTCATCCGAGCCCCCAAGATATGCAGGAATTTCACGGCGAGAATAAGGCGCTGTTTGACAAGCATCCTGAATTGCACATCGGCGGGTATGAGGGGGCGTTGGAAGTCAGTGGTGTGACCCGAGATAAGCAAGCGGCGATAGACTTAGCTCACAAGCTAGACCAGAAGTCAATCTACGATATCAAAAACAAAAAGGAAATTGAAATCGGCGGAACTGGCAAGACCCGGCAGTTCCCAGACTACCCGATGGAGCAACGTATCAAGGATTTGGGCGGCGAGACTGGGGGCGTAATTTCAGGTGCCATGGAAGCCAAGAAGGGCGCGACGACGCCTATCGAATCGCCCACGGTTAGCACCCGCGTGCCGTCGCGCACCGTGAAAGGTGAGACTGTCGAAGACCACACGAACCAGTCGCTCATTTCAGACATGGAAGCCGCGAAGGCTGCACCCGGGTACATCGACAAGATGGTGAATCGTGTTAAAGGTGTCCCCGGATTCGTGATGCCCGAAAGCGCGGATGCGCAGACTGCCGCCGATGCATACATTCGGCACGTCGCGGACAACATCAAATTCATGTACCGCAAATTGACGCCTGCGGAGATTGCGTACAACGAGCAATGGTACCCAGTCGGCGCTCACGAGCGCGGGCTGGAGGTCGCAAAGACGCACGACATCACTCCGAACCAAGCGTGGGCAGTGACCTCAGTCGAGTCTCCGATGACGGACTGGAACCAGAACACGGCGCTTGCCGAGCGGACGGTGGATATTTGGAAGAACCAACAGAACACAAAGTTCACACCTGAGATGCAGAAAGCAGCGGACGAGATTCTCAGTGTCCCCGGGATGGGGAAGTTTGCGCCGCTCTTCAAATCGTTGCGAGGGAAAACGCTCGCAGGGCTGACGAGCATGCCAGAGAAACAAGCGTGGTGGTTGCGACTGTACGACGAAGGTCACAATCCTCGGTCATATCAAACGTGGGGACCTGACGGCAAGCCGCTCGGGCTCGCCAAGAACGTGGACGGGTCTGAAGCCAGCGTAGGCTGGAGTTTTCAGAATCACATTCAGAAAGCGATTTCGATTCTGCGAGACGGCTCTCCCGAGAATATCAGCAAGCAACTCGGCTACGGGCACAAGGTTCGCAACTTCTACAACAACCAAGCCGCACCGGACGACCCGCGATTCTTGACGATTGATACGCACGCGGTCGCGGCAGGGCAGTTGCGCCCGCTGGCGGGCAAGCACCCCGACGTTGGGTCGAACTTTGGAACCATCAGCAACGGTCCCCATGGACTCAGCGGCACATATCCGCTGCACGACGCCGCGTATCGACTCGCAGCGAAAGAACTTGACATTCCCATACCGAGTAGGCTACAATCACCAGTATGGGCGAAGATACGCGAGGTCTTCACGGACGACTTCAAGACCAAGGAAAATATCAACGCGGTAGATGCAATCTGGAGACAACACAATGACGGAAAAATCACAGCCGACGAAGCCCGAAACCAAATCTGGGACTACGCAGCCCGATGGCACGATGAAGTTGCTAGAGGAGTACGGAATCCCGCTGACCAGAGAGAACTATTTACTGCTGGCGTTCGGGGGGAACCCGCCGAAGGAGCCGCTGGACGGGGAGATCGAGGCGGAACTCCCGTGGTCGATCAGACACCTGAGACCCCTGAAGTAAGCATCTTCGCCAAGCCTGCTCCAAAAGCCAAGGGTAATATCTCGCTGGAATTCCTCAAGGGCGGTCTCAAGAAACTCGGCAAATAAGAAAGGGAGCCTTGGCTCCCCGTCCCAGACACTGCGGAATGAATGTTACTTGGTGATGGTGTCGTTTGTGACCACACACTTGCACGGTGGTTTGCGATACGGCATCTTCCGGGCGGCGGCTGCCACGCTAGGCGCGGGCGGGACAACCGGCGCAGGAATCACCGTCACTGGAATATTCACCGTGACATCAGGCACTGAGAGTTGCAATTGCGGTTCGGGGACTGGTGCAGGAGTAGGAACCACGACGGGAACCGCCTGAGGTAGACAGTCATCCATCGTGACGCCCGCTGCCTTCACGTACTTGTTTGTGAGATACACCTTGCATCGGGCGGTGACGCTCGGCGCTAGGCGTGCGGCTTCAAGAATGGCGCAATTCTCGTCAATCTTGCCGCCGCCGAATGAAAACCCAAATGCCGTTCCCGAACCGCCGCCGCTATAGCCTTTGAAGCACGGCGTTGTCGGAAGTACGGTCGGAGCCATCGCAGGCGGTGCTTGTCTCGGGATATTCTCGGTATAGGTTGCATTGTTAGACCCATTTGCTGACGCCGAGGAGTTGCCCGAGTTGTTCACTGACTGCGTCTGCGTTTGCTTTTGGTTTCCGCCGTTGGCGGTAGCGGAACCTCCTGTACCTCCCATTGCAGTGTTGCTTGAGGTGACAGTAGAATTCCCCGCATTGGAAACCGTAGCATAACCGTTACCACCTGTTGCGTTCCCTCCTGTGGCGGTAGACTGAGAGGATGCCCGCCCACCAGTCGCCGAAGAGTTCGCACTAGATTGCGAAGCCGCTTGGCTGGTACTGGACGACTGCGAGTTTGCATTTGAATTTCCTCCTGTGGTCGGGGGAGCGGGTGGAGTTACAGGAACGACTTCGCACTCGTACACCTGACCGTTGTAGTTTGCAAGCTGTCCGTCACCATCACCAAAAGTTCCGGTGGTGGTTGAAGGCACGAGAACCCGCTCGGCGAGGGGGTCACTGCAATTCCACGCCTTCGCAGGCACTGCACTGCACAGCAGAAACAAAAACACGAAGAACCACGGCTTCTTGGTCATTCACACTTCTCCTCGTCGGGGTTGCCGACACTTCTATGCTCGCTGCGTACGTTGTGCGAGCAATCTGATTTGCCGGTCCAGCATAATCCACTGGATTCGCTCGGTGAGCGTCGGCTGACTGACGTAGGCGGGAGCGGGCGGCACAGATAGGGCTGGCTGCTCGGTTTCGCCTAACTCTTCGGCTACTTCTGGACTAAAACAACTGGAGTAGTTTCGCTGCATGGTGCCTCCTGTCGCGGTTGCGCTGCCTGAGAAAGGGAATCGGCGTGAAACTGAGCCTGACGGTCCACAAGTTCGGAGTCCGTCATATTCGCAAGGACACGACGAAATGTCGGGTTGCTGTGGCGTCCAAGCAGACGGGCTCGGATGGTGCCTGCCATGATTCGGACTTTCATTTCTTTTCCGCTCATCGGTAATTCCTCCTGACGACATAATTACAAAGGATGCCCCCGGCTGTCCATAGTACTTTCGTACTAATTTGGGGCTTGACTTTTGGCGGCGGCGGGGTGTACACTCTCAGCATGACGCCCATGACGCCAGATCAATTCTTGATGTGTGTTGAGTTGATTTTGCTTGGGGTGATTGTGTGGCAGGGGGAATTGATTCGGCGGTACGAGAAGTGGACCTACGAAATGAACCGGGAACGCTGGGATGAGAGGGCAAAATGGCGCGAAGCAAAAAGGCAACAACAGTTGAAGAAAGACAGCACAATACCGACCTCCGAATCCAACGCAAATTCGGCATCACCCTCGCCGACCGAGAGCAGCGAGCCAAAGACCAAGAAGGCCAGTGCAAAATCTGCGGGGGTCCCCTTGACGCCTACGGACCTCCCAACGTAGACCATTTTCATTTCCACGTAAGGGCGTACCGGACGATGCCCGGCGGATGGGCCCGCTTCGCGCTGGCGGGAAAGTGGAGTGCCTACGGGTACGACGAGGCAGGGCAGGTAAAATGTACACGAGTGGCGGCTACAAAAGCGGCGGCTGTGTCCGCTGTGACACAGGCGATGATGCCGTGGTCAATTCGGGGGCTTCTCTGCTTCAAATGTAATAGAGGACTAGGCTACGTTGAGCGATTCTTCAACGCCGCGTCTCATCCTGAGAATCTCCTGCCGGTCGTCGCATACCTCCGAGCGAGGCTTGAAAAGGCTTGACATCTGACCCGTACTTTGGTACTATATCCGAGTGAGGTTCTATGACCGACACTGCAACACCAACGAAACCCGTTTCAGAAATCACCAAAATCTCTAATGATATAACGTGGATTAAGGCGCACATTCTTGTAGCGCTGCTCGCCATCGCTTTGATTGCTGGCAGCATCATCGGCGGCGTTGCCTTGTTCCAGAGTCTGATTGAGAAGCACGACGCTCGGGTCGCAGCGGCTCAGCTTGCGAAAGAGGGCGTAGACACGGCAACTCAGGCGGCTCTTGTCGCCGAGTTGGCGAAGGAACATTCGGACGACGTTGCCCGCGATGCCACCCAGACGGCGCTTATCACTAATCTGATTGCTCAGATGGCGGCAGAGCGTGCGGCGACCGCGAAACAAGTCACCACGGACGCGACACTCAACGCTCAAGCGGCGGCGGCACGGCTTTTGGAGCAAACACACGCCGACGCCAGCGAATTGACTGTAAACGGCGATGCTGTTACGATGACGCTACCGATGACTCGCACGGTTGTCGCTGATATGGACCTCTATGCGCAGGCTCAGTCGGACGTGACGAATCTCACGGGGCAATTGGCGGCGCAAACGGTTCTCACGACCGACGCAAATACCGAGTTGGCGACGGCGAATAAGGTGATTGCGGCAGACAAGGACGAACTGGTTCAGGCGGTGAAAGCGGATGATGCCGCGTGCAACGTGCGGGTTGATGCTGAAGCCGCGAAGGGTCGCAAGCGCACCTTTTGGGGCACTATCGGTGGCGTAATCGCTGGTCTATTCCTCGGAGGCAAGATTTAACTTGACACGGCGATTGTACTCGTGTACTATGGATTTTGCTGGGCAGGGCGCGGCAAGGCAAGGCTTGGCATGGCAGGGCTAGGCGAGGCAAGGCAAGGCTAGATTTTTCTGAAGGCGAACACCGAACTTAGGCTCGACCAAAAAGTTCAAACGTTCGCGGAGAAAAACATGGCTTCTATTTCAAAGCAAATCACTAAAGACATAACTCTGACTGGACTCACCTCGATTCTTTTCGACCGATACGCGGGAGACAACAAAACGCAACTCGCACCTGAACAAAAACTGTACCTGCAAGGCAAAATCGTCACGATGCCTTCGATGAACATCACCTCGTTCTTGTCGGCACAGAACACAGAGTCCGCTCCGAAGATGCTCCTCGACAAACGAGAATACAAGACGGTTGCCTCTGCGCTGCTGGCGAGCACCATCATCAATCCATCCGCCATTCCGTTTACGAAAAACGGTAAACCCGTTGTGTTTGGCGGTAGCTTTGTAGACGACGTGGACCCGGTAAGCGGTATTCACCTTGTTTACCACGTTGCCCGGTTGGATAAGGGCATTCCAAATCCCAAGGTTCGCCCGATGCTGGACACGCCGTGGGAGTTGAAGTTCAAGCTGACAATTCTTCCCCACCCCGACCTGAACGAAGACTTGATTGAGAACCTCTTCGTGGACGGCGGCGTGCGTCTCGGGCTCGGCACGTTTCGCAAGGCATTCGGTAAGTTTTCATTTGAGTGGAGATAATTTCTCGGCGTGGCGTGGCGGGGCATGGCGCGGCAGGGCTGGGCGAGGCATGGCAAGGCAAGGCAAGGCTAGATTTTTCTAGGAGGCAATATGGCAAGGTCGAAACAGAAAGTTGTACAACCAAACTCCACGGAAGGAGCCAACAAGACGCTTACGCCGCTGTTGCATGGCGAAATTACTCGGCTCAAAGCGGCTGTCGCTCGATATGAAGCGGCGGACGCGGCGAGACTGGCAGCGTGGGCTGAATATCACCGCATCGAAGATAAGTTGACTGTGACTGCGGAGCCTGCGGACCATGAAGTCGTTGAGCAAGTCAAAATCGAGTGGATATCAACGCATTTGGAAGAATGCCGCCGAGCCAAAGTCATCATCCCCGATTCGTGGGATAAACCCCTCATTTTTGCCAAGGGCGACGAGCAACTCGGGCACGTCACTTGCGATACCGCCCGAGTCATTAAAGATATTGATTGGGTTGAGAAAAACCCACAGTGCTTGGTGGTTTTGCTTGGCGATGCGATTGATTCGGCGACAAAAACCTCGCCGGGTTCTATCAAAGAAAACACGATGACACCTCTTCGGCAGTGTGAATCATACATCGACCTCCACAAACGAATCGCTAACCGAATTATCGGATACGTTGGTGGTAACCACGAGCGGCGGATTGATAAGGCGCTGGACGAAGGGGGTGGGGCAATTCGGTTGATTGCGCAGGGACTGTCCCGGGAGACGACGAACAAGATTCCCTACAGCGGCGGGTTGTTGCTCGTCGATGTGTATTGGCGGGGGCATCTGTGGACCTTCACTCTGTTCCATGGGGCAGGGGCGGCGGCAACCGCTGGGTCGAAGGTTCAGCGGATGCAACGCAACATGTTGCTGACGGATTCAACGATTACTCTGTCGGGTCACCTTCACGAAGAGGCCAAAACCAGTCGCCGATACACCAAGCGCCTGCCCGATGGTTCGATTACCACTGTGAAGACCGTTGCCCTTCAGTGCGGCACGTATCTGAAATATATCGGGTCGTACGGAGAAACTGGCGGCATGGCTCCTGTTGGTCCTGACATGATTGTCATCGAGCTGTTCGATGACGGGAAGTACAAGGATACGTCGAAGGGCGAGAGCGATTCTTAGTTTTCTCGGCACGGCGCGGCGAGGCATGGCGCGGCGAGGCATGGCGGGGCAAGGCAAGGCAAGGCAATGTTTGGAGTCTTAATTGAATAAAGAATCGGATAAGACAATCGGCGGTTCACTCGACGACGCCATTGCCGGGATTGAGAAGCAGCACGGCAAGGGGTCAATTATGATGCTCGGCAGCAAGAAGTTTGTTGCCATCGACGTGATTCCGACTTCGTCCCTTGCTCTTGATGAAGCCCTTGGCATTGGCGGACTCCCTCGGGGACGGGTTATCGAGATTTACGGTCCCGAGTGTGTTGACGCCGACACTTTCATTCCATACGCGGTAGTAACCGGAACTCACGTCGCAAACCATAAAGGCGGGACCATTCAAAGACTGTATGAGCGGTTTCACAATCTTCCTGTCTCGGGAAGCGGACAGGGAAAGTATCCTCGCCCTGCGACAGAAAATGCGTATTATTATACTGCTTCGGTAAATGAAACGGGTCGGATTGTTCGCAACCAAATTCTAGACGTGGTGTACGCGGGAGAAAAGGAAGCCTTCATCCTTACGGTCAAGGGCGGATATCAGATCATCACATCCGCAGACCATCAATTCAAAACGGCAGGTGGAAAATATAGGCGCTTGCGCGATTTGACTTCACATATCCTAATCGCGATTCACAATAACACCCCGTTCTCGGTTGAACAACAAAAAGATAGCAGCAAAAATCGCGTCGATTTGTATGTGAAATTTCATCCGGTCGCGGGGGTAAAAAACGTTCGAGCCGTTATCAATCACACCACCAAGGAAACAGTTACGTACGTGTACCGTCGTTTGGCCCGCGCCCGAGCCGTAGTCGAAGCTCACATGAACAACATGTCCCTTGACGCTTATGTGGAAAAGCTGAATTCTGGGGACCTCGGCGGGTTGCGATTCCTATCTCGTGACCAGCACGTTCACCATGCGCTGGCCCGTCACAACAATCTCCGCTTTCAAGAAATCTACAAACAAGTTGAATCCATCACTCCGATTGGTCTTCGACCGATGTTTGATTTGGTAATGGCGGAACCGCACAGAAACTACGTGGCAGATCAATTTGTAGTACACAATTCGGGAGGAAAAACCACGCTCGCGCTCCACGTTATCGCTCAAGCACAAAAACTCGGCGGTCAGGCTGCGTTCATTGACGCCGAACACGCTCTGGACCCCGTGTACGCTCGCAAACTGGGTGTGGATGTTGACCATCTCCTCATTTCGCAGCCCGATAACGGCGAGCAGGCGCTGGAAATCACCGAAGCGCTGATTCGTTCGGGCAAAGTTGACATCGTGGTGGTTGATTCGGTCGCGGCGCTGGTGCCGAAGGCTGAACTTGAAGGCGAGATGGGTGAGCCGCAGATGGGTTTGCAGGCGCGACTGATGTCGCAGGCGCTTCGGAAGCTGACGGCGATCACGAACAACACGAAAACCGTTCTGGTTTTCATCAATCAGATTCGTGAAAAGATTGGCGTAATGTTCGGGAACCCCGAAACCACTACGGGCGGGCGAGCGCTGAAGTTCTACGCTTCGGTGCGGCTTGATATTCGCAAGATTCAAGCTATTAAGGACGGCGATAGAGTTCTCGGTGCCCAGACTCGCATCAAAGTTGTCAAAAACAAATTGGCAAGACCGTACACTGAATGCGAGGTTCAGATTCTCTACGGTGAAGGGATATCCCACGAGGCAGACCTGTTGAACATCGGTGCTCGGGAAGGCGTGCTAGAGAAGAGTGGTTCATGGTTCTCGTACAAAGGGGAGCGGCTGGGGCAAGGATTTGACGGCGTTCGGCGATTCCTCGTGGAACATCCCGACATTGCAAGCAAGATTGAAGTGGAATTGCGTAGTCAACTGTTCAAAAAGGATAAGCCATGACCGAGAAGAAATTGCTGCTGCCGACTGAAGCTGATGAACGAAAGAAATATCCGATAGGTACCGGCGTGCTGGACTATTTTCCAGCCGCACTTGCGGAAGTCGCACGGGTTTCTTACATCGGCAACCAGCAACACAACCCCGGTCAACCGCTACATTGGTCTCGCGGCAAATCCACGGACCAAGCGGACACGATCATTCGGCACTACATGGAGCGCGGTGGTCTCGACAAAGACGGCGTACGACACTCCGCAAAGATGGCGTGGCGTGCGTTGGCGCTCTTGCAGCTTGAACTGGAAGCCGAGGGCGCACCGATGGCTCGGAACGCCAGTTTTGACAAAGCAGAAAGTAAGTAGGAGGCAACATGAAGGTGTATCTTGCAGCAATGTTTTCAACAATCAAAGAACGGAAGGCTCAGGCGGCGGAACTGCGGGCTCTTGGCATCGGCGTCACGTCCCGATGGGTTGAGGAAACCGTTCCTCACAACATAGAGACAAAAGATGTGCCGGAGAAGTATCTGGAGGAGACCTCCCTTGTGGACTTAGAGGATATTGACATGGCGGATATCTTTGTAGCGTTCGTTCCTACGGATACGGAACTGACTAATGCTACCCTGCGAGCCAGCAGTCGGGGCGGGCGGCACGTTGAATTTGGCTATGCTCTTGCCAAGAGAATGCCCATCTTCGTGCTCGGCGGCAAAGAAAACGTCTTTCATGTCCTACCGCCACGGTACGGTATTCGTCACTACACGACGTGGGAGGATATGAAGTTCGCACTGGCGTTGATGCGAGACACGATATCCGCGTCGTAAAAAGGTTTCCCGTGGACTATCAATTTCTGTTCATGGATTACGAAACTTGCTCAATCCTTGACCTGAAGGAAGTTGGTCTTGACAATTATGCTAAGCACCCATCAACCCGCATCACGGTGCTCGCTTGGGCGCTTGACCACGAAGAGCTTCAAGCGTGGCTCCCGCACCTCGGTCCTCCGCCAAAGAAACTTGTGGATGCGCTTCGCAATCCCAGCATCATGAAGATTGCGTGGAATTCCTCGTTTGAATATAATCTCACCCGACGAGTCCTTGTACCGAAATATCTTCACGAGGATTGGTTCGTCCCACTTGAGCAATGGCGGGACCCGATAATTCTCGCTCACAATCTCTCGCTGCCCGGGAAACTTGCCGATGTCGGCGCAATTCTGAAGATGAAAGAGCAGAAGGACCCTCGGGGCGAAGACCTTATCCAAATGTTCTGCAAGCCCGTGAACACGAAGCAGCTTCAGAAGTTCAAAGACGACCCCGCCGCGAACATGACATTGTTTGGTCCGCCGCTGCCGCTATTCCGAGACCATAATAGTCATCCCCGGGAATTTGCCGAATACGTTGAGTACTGCAAACAGGATATCCGCTCAGAACGAGACTTGTGGTATCGCATGCTGCCGATTCCGTTTCCTGAAATTGAATGGCGAGGGTGGCTGCTTGACCAGAAAATCAATGAGTTTGGCATGCCCGGAAATCGGGAATTGGCGACAAAAATGCTGCGTATCGCTGAGCGATTTATTAGCGAGCGACGGGCTGAACTAAAGAAACTGACTGGACTGGAGAATCCCAACTCTGACACCCAAATAAAAGAATGGCTTTCCGCTCGGGGTTATGCGTGGGGCTCCGTGCAGGCAAAGTATGTTGACCTTGAAATGACGAATCCCGATTCAAAGCTGACACCCGAGGCTCGTACCGTTCTCATGCTTCGCAAGGCGGCTCGGAAATCCTCCTATACGAAACTGAATCGTTTTCTGGCGCAGTTGTCGGAGGACGACCGACTCCGCTATCAATTTAAGTACATGGGTGCCCCACGGACTGGGCGATGGTCAAGCGGAAAGACCGACAACACTGATAGTGCCGTGCAGGTTCAAAATATGTCCCGAGGGGAGGGATCGGTTCAAAAGAAACTTCAGCACGCTATTGACCTTGTGCTGGCGGAAGATTACGATACGATTTGTCGGGAGTTTATGGATGTCCCCGACAAAAAGAAATCCGTTACCCCGGTTGAACTGGTCATTACTCTGCTACGCAGTCTGTTTCAAGCGAAGCCGGGAAAGAAGCTGGTGGTTGCCGACCTAAACGCCATTGAGAATCGCAAACTCGGCTGGGCTGCCGGGTGCAAAGCGATGCTTGACGTATTTCGCACGTGCAACAAATGTGGATATATCGTCGTTGATTTGGATGGTCCGTTTGATTGCCCGAAATGCGGCTGCACGAAGGCTCGCTGCCCATATATTTCTTTCGGTACGAAGCTGTTCAACAAGCCGTATGAGGTGATGTGGAAGGAATACGAATCGGGGTATAAAGACGACCGCCAGAACTCAAAGCCTGCGGTTCTCGGTGCCGGTTATGGTCTCAGCGGCGGCGAGATGTACGTGAACGAGAACAACGACGAAGTCCGTGGCGGCTTGTGGGGATATGCGAAAAACGTCTGCGGCGTTGACATGCCGAAAGAACTGGCTCACAAGGCTGTGGAAGTTTTCAGAGAATCCTATCCCGAGGTTCTTCAATTCTGGGATGACTTGGAGGAAGCGTTCAAACAGGTTCTCAAGCGTGGCGGGATAATCCGAGTCGGCGAAGTCACATGGGACAAGAAGAATCGTGAGTGGATTCAGCACCCCACGCAAGGGAAGGGCTGCGTTATTGAATTCCAACGGCAGAAAATGGCGGGCGGCGGTTATCTGATTCGCATGGTACTCCCAAGTGGGCGAGCCCTGCACTATCTGAACGCCACGATTGAGGAAGAGACACGAACCAGCAAGAGAACCGGGCTACCGTACCATGTGCAGACCATCTACTATGACGGCATTGAGCACAGCGCGACCGAGGAAGCTGATGGTCGCCGCAAAAAGAAGAAGCACGAATGGGGCAGGGTTAAAACATACGGCGGCAAGATTTGTGAGAATGGCATTCAAGCGATGTCCCGGGATGACCTGCTCAATGGGATGTTTGAAGCTGACGCCATGGGCTTCCATATCTGGGGATTGTTCCACGATGAACTTGGGACTGAAGAGGATGACACGATGTTCGGGCTCCGGGTTGAAGACCTTGTTTACTGCATGACTGTAGTCTCAAAGTCAACGCCGGGGATGTTGCTCGGTGCTGAAGGGTACGAGGGTCCAATTTATAAGAAAGGGTAGGCCATGAAAGATGATTTCAGTTGGTAGACACGTTTCAAGACGAAAAGATTTATCACCCCGCAGTAACGGCGTATGAGCGAAAGGTTGTTCGGCAAATTGATGGGCACTGGTGCAACGACTGGGATGGACTCGCCGTCAGTGCTTGGACGCTCGAATACAATTGCTGTGCTTGCTATCCGAAGTCACGCCTCGGCAGGCTCATCAATCGCTTCGCCGTCTGGCGGTTCAATCTCGGCTGGTGGTGGATTGTCGGTCGGCACGGGGAACGTGCGGAGAAGTCTGATGACTGACTCGCGGGCGTCCCAGTTGGCATGCTCATCCTCTACGTATTTCCATGCGCTTTTGAAATCATATCGGCAGTCGGGGTCCGCGAGCAGCGCGGCAAGGATTCGGAGCAAGATGCGTCGGCGGTCTTCAATTTTATACGTCGGGTGCTCAAGCAGGTTAGCTATCATTCAAATATACCTACCTTTCGGAGAAATTCGGCTTCAACTTCGAGAGTGTGGAGGTCTTCCAAGGCTCTCTTGCAGCGAGCATCGTATATCTCGGCTTTGTACCAGTTATCGGGACGTTTGGTAAGGATGCGAATGACACTGATTTCCATACCATCGTCGGCGGGGTCTTTAATGTTGTCCATCGGGTCTTGCCTCCAGAACCCATTGTCTCACAGGCGAGACGGGAATGCAATAGTACTAAAGTTTGGAAAAGGACTTGACTTTTGACCAGTACGGATGTACTATGGGGAAGGAGCAGAAATGAGCGAGCGACTTATAGCCCAATTGAAACAGATTGTGCAAGCAGCGGGCGGCGAGTTTTGCGGCATCCAGACAGCTATCACGGCTGGGGACGACCTCTTGCTGTTCAACAGCCCAACGACGGGAAGCACTCTTGCCGTGAAATTCAATCCAATCAACTTTGATGATAACCCGACCGCGCTTGTGACCGCTATTCGGAAACGGCTCCTTGAGAGCGACAAGGACTTCGCTGACCGCAAAATCCACGTTAAAGCGTCCGTGCTGGAAAGCATCCATGACACCTTGATTGCTATCGCTTCAGAACTTCAAGAGTTATATACAAAGAAGGAAAAATCATGACACTTAGAGAAAAACTACATGCGGTGTACCAGAACATTGACTTCATTGAAAAGACCGGTTCAAACAGCCTGAAGTACGACTTTCTACAGGCTGTGAATGTGGTTCGGGCGGTGCGAAAGCAACTCATTGAACTGAAGGTCTACGCTGAGATCAATTTTGACTTCGTTGGCGACACCTACACCATTGCCCGAGAGAAAGCCCCAACCGCTCCGTTCTCGGCAGTGCGAGTCAAGTGCTCCATCATTTTTCACGATTTGGAGTCCTTTGAAACTTCAACGGCCAGCGGGCTAGGCACCAGTGCTGACACCGGCGACAAAGCGGGGTACAAGGCTCAAACGGGGGCTCTCAAATACGCCCTGAAGAATGCCTTCCTGATTCCCGACGAGGCAGACCCCGAAGCCGACGAAACCGTGGATGAGAACGAGAGACCGCACCGACCAGCCCCTCAGGAGGCTATGCCTGACTTTCAGGACGCCCAGCGGGGCGAGGCAGCCCCCAGACCGACTCCGAAGCCCAAGGCGGCTGCTGAACGCCCTACGCAAGCCCCAGAGGTCAGCAAGCCCGTAATGACGCAGACTACGTCATCGACCTCTGCGGCTTTCGCGACGGTTTCTGCTCCGACTGCGGCAGAGATACCGACGACTCTGGCTGCCCCTGCTGCGGCACCGGCGTCTATGCGTGAGCCCGGGGACGAGGATTCAGCGGATGAGGTTCTACCGACCGAGGCTGAAATGGTTGAAATTCGTAAGAAGTGGAAAGCATTCGGCGACGACATGACAGACCCGAATAAGGGCAACCTGAAGTCCAGCGGGAAACTCCCGGTGAACCGAAAGACGCTGGTCTTCTTGCTCCAGACGACGAAGGCTCTTGACTCGGGGAAAATCACCAAGGCGGGATGGGACTCTTTTTTCCGGCGGGTTGATGCAGCCGTTCAACTTGAAAATGGCTGGGTCGGACTTGCCAAACTCATCAACAAGGCAAACGGCATCGAAACGAAAGTAAATAGTTGACTTTTGATTGCAACGGGCGTATCCTGTTAGGATGAAAACATGCAACCGCTGCGGCAAAGAAAAAGAACTATCAGAATTTTGCAGGGTCACAAGCTACAAGGATGGATTGAACTGCCATTGTCGCCAGTGCGCCCATGTACTCCACGAGAAGTACAAAGCGAGTCAGCGTAATCGCTTTTTGATGGTTCATTATGGAATTACTCAAGTTCAGTTCGACGAGATGGAAAGACAACAAAATCACCGATGCGCTATTTGTGGCACAGGCGACCCCGGTAACACGGGTTGTAGCAGATTTCGGCGAAGCGTTTGGCATGTAGACCACGACCATCAACGTAAAGTTGTACGAGGCTTGCTGTGTCATCTTTGTAATCGTATGCTGGGTTTAGCTAAAGACAACCCAGAAGTTCTAGAAAAAGCCAGTGAGTATCTCAAGGAGAAATCAAAATGAGCGCAAGCGTAAATAAAGTCACCCTCATCGGTCGGTTGGGCAGGGACCCCGAGGTTCGATACACATCGAGCAATCAGGCGGTGTCGAACTTCACGCTCGCCACGGACGAGTCCTACAAGGACCGCTCCGGCGAGAAGGTCAAGAGAACCGAATGGCACAACATCGTCGTGTGGGGCAAGGCGGTTGAAAGTTTCGTTCAGCCGTACATCCACAAGGGCGACATGGTCTACATCGAGGGTCGATTGCAGACCCGCCAGTGGGAAGACAAGCAGGGCGTCACGAAGTACACGACCGAAATTGTCGTGGACGACATCCGAGGCTTGGTGACCAGCGGCAACGGCGATGCGAAGCCTGCGGCGAAGACCACGAAGCCTGCGACGACGAAGCGGGCAGCGGCTCCGGCGACGCAGGAACCCGAGGACTTCAACGGGCAAATTGATGATAGCGACATCCCCTTCTGATTCCTTTTTAGTTGACTTTGGGCGGAATGGGAGTATACTGGGTGCATGAAAACTTGCTTCAAGTGCGGAGTTCCAAAGGAACTGGACGAGTTTTACAAGCACCCGCAGATGGCGGACGGGCATCTAGGCAAATGCATTGAGTGTGCCAAGGCTGACGTTCTTCGCCATCGGGAACTGAATCTGGCGGCAGTCCAAGCGTATGACCGTGAACGGGGGAAACTTCCCCATCGGCTGGCGAATGTACGGGCGTATCACAAAGCACATCCCGCTACTATCGCCAAGGCACACCGGCGGTATGAAGAAAAATACCCTGAACGATACGCAGCCAAAAACACAGTTAGTAACGCCATCCGTGACGGGAAACTGGTGAAGCAGCCATGCGAAGTTTGCGGCAGCAAGAAAACAGAAGCACACCACGACGACTATACCAAACCGCTGGAAGTGCGATGGCTGTGCAACCAACACCACAAGACGGCGGATGCAGAAAGACGGTCGCATGAACGTCCTTCGATACATGTGGATAGGATTCTGTCAGGGCGTTGGAGTTGAGGTTTCATTTCTGATGCTCTGGGTCGGCTGGCACCTTGTGCACCGCAAGATGGCGCATAAGTTTGACCCGGAGCATTTCTTTCATCAGATTCATGAGTATTTCACGAAATGACGCCTCTTGACCAAGACCAACAAGCAATCGTTAATGACTTCCGGGGGGCGGTGTGCGTAATTGCAGGCCCAGGAACGGGCAAGACCACCACGATGGTGGACCTGATTCAAGATTTGCTGGACAACGGCGTGATGCAATCTGAGATTCGTGCAGTGACCTTCTCCAGAGAAATGGCAGAGACCCTCGAAAAACGACTTCGTGTCAAAGGAATCGCATCAACTTTCCACAGTCTTGGGTATGATATCTGTTCGGAGACCGAGCGCAAGCCCGTAGAGCCCGAGAAGCGACATCGGCTGATGTTCAAACTGACTCGCAAGTGGGGCGTTGATTACAAAGCGTTAGATATGTTTATTTCAAATGCACGGCGGGGTGTCATCGACCCCAACGACGCAGAAACCCACGCTTATAGTCTGACACGAGCGTACGCCGAGTACGAGCGCGTGCGTGCCGCCGAAGGCTGGAT